GTGTTGTTGCTCTCTGTATGTTTATAGCAGGAGAGCTTAAAGAACATAGAATAAAAGAATCTATGTCAGATTGTTTGAAGGGAAAACGCCTAGCAGAACGTGATGTAAATGTTAATATTCAGTACATGTGCGGGGCTGTAGAAGCAGAGCTTGAAAAAAATATAGATGGTAGTATTAGTATAAAAAGAATTATAAAACCAAAATAATGAACCTTTCACGTAATTTTACATTACAAGAGCTAATTAAATCGGATACAGCTATCCGTTTAAATATTGATAACAATCCTAACGGTGACCAGATTGATAAGTTAAAACAACTGTGTGAAAATGTACTTCAGCCAGTACGGGACCAATTCGGTAGGGTTAAGGTGACTAGCGGATTTAGATCTGTAGAACTCTGTAAAGCAATAGGAAGCTCAGAAAATTCACAGCATGCCAAAGCTGAAGCCGCAGACTTCGAAGTATTAGGTGTAGATAATGCTGAAGTTGCAGATTGGATACATAAATATTTAGAGACAGATCAATTGATTTTAGAATTCTATACACCAGGTGAACCTAACTCCGGATGGATCCATGCAAGTTGGATACCATATCAACCAAGAAGACAATTCTTGCATGCTTATAGAGAAAATAAAAAAGTAAAATATAAACCAATTATTGGTAAAGCAGTAGATTTAGTTTAAATGTTTTTTATACACCCTGATTTTTGTGAAACCGAAAAGTTTCAATATTTAGTAATTCCAAAAAATGCATCATGTACAATTACAAAAATTATAGAAGAAACAATGAATCACTCTTGGGTAAACCGAAAAAATTTAGATAAAGTAAGATGGACAGTGATTAGAGATCCTTATGAAAGATTTATAAGTGGTCTTCAATATGATTTAGAAAGGCATAATATTAATTTAGACGAGATTAATATAGATGAATGTTTTTATGCAAACATAACTAATCCTGTTAATGGTATGAAAGGAAATATAAATCATTCTTCTTCACAAGTGCCTTATCTTATAAATACAGAAATCAATTATTACATTGATATTAAAGATTTAGATATTTTTTTAAAAATGCATTTTGGTAAGAGTTTAAATATAAACAAAACGATTAATAAAAAAGAGCTTAATATAAAAAAAGAAACAGTTATGAAATATTTAAATTTAGAGTATAATTTATATAATTTAATATTAAACTCACCATTTCTTTGGAAATGGCAACAAGGTAAAATATTTTAAGGAGGAAAAATGGCAATATCACGTGGACAAATACCACAACAAATAGAAGGTAAATTAAGAGGTGCAAGAGGTGAAAAAAAGAAAAGATTACAAGTTAAAAAGAAACCCAATAGCAAAAAAGCTAAGGTCTTCAAAGTTTAGTCAAAAAGTGATACAATCCAATAAATTGTACAATCGTCAAAAGGAGAAGCTTAAATGCCGTTAAATAAAAAAGGTAAAAAAATAATGAAAGCTATGACAGAACAATATGGTGCTAAAAAAGCACGTAATGTTTTTTATGCATCTAAAAATAAAGGCAAAATTGAAGGTGTAGAAAAGAAACTTTTAGGAGGTCTCCTTGTAAAAGGTATGAGACAATTAGTAAAATCAAAACCTTATCAAAAAATAAGAAAAGATATTCAACAAGAAACTGCTAAGGCTTATAAAAAAGCTCCTCAAAACGATCCTACTAGAAAGTCTTATAAAGATAAAAAATTTATGAGAGGTTTACAAAAGTTAGATACTCAAAGACAAAAAGGAGAGAAGTTATTGGACATGTCACAATTTCTTGTAAAAGAAGCTAGAAGTGCGGGAAGAAAAGACATGACAAGAGTAGGTAGAGGTTTAAGACGTGCATCAGTTTTATTTTTAAAAAATCAAAACGAAAAAGCAAAAGCAATGATGCTTAAAAAATTACAAAAGAAAAAAGTAAATTAATATGGCAACATCAGGAACAACATCATTTAATTTAAACATAGATGAAGTAATCGATGAAGGTTATGAAAGATGTGGTCTTAGCACCACTTCTGGTTATGACATGCGTTCTGCAAGAAGAAGTTTAGATTTGTTGTTTGCTGAGTGGGGTAACAGAGGTATTCACTTATGGAAAACAGAGTTAAATGAAATAACTTTAGTTTCTGGACAAGCCGAATATTCTGTTGACGCTGATGTAAATGATGTACTAGAAGCTTATGTGTCTTCAACTGCAGCTGCGTCTGATAATGCTAATACTCAAGATGTATCATTAACAAAAATTGATAGATCAGCTTATGCTGCATTACCAAATAAATTAGCTACAGGACAACCATCACAATATTATGTGGATAGACAAACCACACCAAAAATATATTTATATCAAGCACCAGATTTAAATACTTACAACACTTTAAAATTTTATGTAATTAAAAGAATTGAAGATGCAGGTGCATATACAAATGATGCAGATGTTGCATACAGATTTTTACCGTGTATGTGCGCAGGATTAGCTTATTACATAGCTATGAAAAAAGCACCTCAATTAGTACAACAAAATAAATTAATTTATGAGGATGAACTGAAAAGAGCGTTAGATGAAGATGGTCAAAGAACATCAACATATATCACTCCACAATCATTTTATCCTAATGGAGTTTAATTATGCCAAAATGGGCTACAGGTAAAAGATCACAAGCTATTTCCGATAGATCTGGTATGGCATTTCCATATAATGAAATGGTTAAAGAGTGGAATGGCTCTTTAGTTCATTATTCTGAGTTTGAACCTAAACATCCACAAATAAGACGTAGAAGAACTGTAGCCGATGCTATTGCATTACAAAATACAAGACCACAAAGATTTCAGCAACCAACCGACAGAGATGGTGTTCAAGCAGATTCAGGTGGAGCATCCGTTGGTGTTGCTAATTTAACATTACCAGGTGATTTTGCTTTTATAAACCAAGGCACTTCAGAAATGAAACCTGCTGATCCATCATTACAAAATAGAAGAAGACAATTATCTATTCAAATTAAATCCGTAACAGTGAGTATTACATAATGGCAATTACACATTCAGATTTTTTAACACAAGTAAGAAACTACACTGAAGTTAGTAATACAGTTTTAACTGATCAAATTATTCAAGATTTTATTAGATCTGTCGAACTTGATGTTGCAGGTAAAGTTGATTATGATGATCTTAGAAAATATTCAACATCAACATTTACAAGCGGTAATAGATACGTAAGCTTACCTGCTGATTTAACTATCATGAGATCTGTTCAAGTGATTGACGGATCCACAAGAACATTTTTAGAGAGAAGAGATACAAGTTTTATTTCTGAATATAATAATAATGCTGCAACAGGTTTACCTAAATATTGGGCTAATTGGGATGATTTCAATATTCTTGTAGCACCTATACCAAATTCTGCATACACTGTACAAATCAATTACATTACAGATCCTCCAGAATTTACATCAACTAACAATACATTTTTATCTACTTATCAAGAATCAATGTTGTTACATGGTGTATTAGCTGAAGCTTTTAGATATTTAAAAGGTCCTATGGATATGTACAAACTGTACGAAACAAAGTACAATGAAGAAGTACAGAATTTTGCTCTTCAACAAATGGGGAGAAGAAGACGTGCGGAATACGATGATGGGGTACCAAGAATTAAGATACCTTCACCATCACCAAATACGTAATTTTAAAGGAGAACAATTATGGCTATTACAACTAATGCAATTTGCAATTCATTCAAAAAGCAATTGTTAGCGGGTGAGCATGATTTTGATTCAGCAGGTGGCGATACATTTAAATTAGCAATGTATGACTCTTCTGCTGCTTTAGGTGCATCAACTACTAACTACGCATCAACTTCTGAAGTATCTTCACCAGCAGGTTACACTGCAGGTGGTAAAGCTTTAGTAAACTCAGGTGTTAAAGTATCGTCTGGAGTTGCTATTACTAGCTTCTCTAACTTATCTTTCACTGGTGTTACACTAACAGCTGCAGGTGCTTTGATTTACAATACAACAACTGATGGTGGTACAGGTACTACTGAAGCAGTTGCTGTATTAGATTTCGGTGGAGACAAGACTGCAACTTCTGGAACATTTACAATCCAGTTCCCTGCATTCACAACTTCTGCTGCAATCTTAAGAATTGCATAATTAAGGATATAAAATGATATGGCCACTGGATGGGGTAATAAAACTTGGGGAGCATCAGATTGGGGAGACCTATCTGACGAATCTGTCTCAGTCAGTGGCGTATCATTAACAACATCAACAGAGCAATCAACAACTCAAGCTAACGCTAATGTTGATGTAACTGGTTCACAACTCACATTTACAAACGCAGGAGCCGTTGCAGGTGCATCAGCTGATGTATCAGTCACAGGTATTCAAGCTACTCTTTCTATGGGAGAGGAAGATATTGCTAGAGGTATTCAACAAGATGTAACTGGTTCACAATTAACTACAACACCAGGTGCTGTCACTATTGATGATCAATTTTTAATTGGTGCAGGATGGGGAAGAGATTCTTGGGGATCAATGGTGTGGGGTGATGCATATTCAGTTCAATTAAATGGTATTTCATTAACATCTTCTATTGGAGATGAAACTGCGTTTACAGATGTTGTTGTAGATGTAACAGGATTAGAACTCACAACCACTTTTGCAAATCCTACATTCTCAATTCAAATTGACCAAGATATATTTGTATTAGCTTCTGCAGATCAGTTAGATGCTTTAATTGGAAGTATTGCTGATGTTACGGGTACCGCTAACATAGATGTAACAGGAATTGAATTAACAAGCACAATTGGTCAAGTAGTCCCAGAACCTAACTTAG